GCGCCCCGTCCGCAGCTCGCCCACCAGCACCGAGTAGCGCACGCTCACCACCAGGCCGACCGCCACGTGACCGCCAGGGACCCCGTGCCCGCGTCATCGCCCAGCGGCAGGAACGCGAACGTCTCAGAACCGCCAGCGGGCACAGTCACCCACTCCGCCGTCGTCAGGTACCCCGAGTAGTCCACGTCGCCCCCGTTCAGAACGACGACACCCGTAGCCGAGTCGATCACCAGCACGTCACCGTCATTCACCGCCCGCGAGAACACCAGCCGGCGACCCGACCCCACCGCCACGATCTGGAACGGCGGCACCGGTCCCGTCACCGTGAACTGCTGGGACATGTCCGCGGTGCCCTCGTTCGCGACCGTCACCTGACCGGTCGTCGACCGCTCACCGAAGTACAGGTGCCCCGCGGGGGTGAACAGCGGGAACCGCAGGCCACCGTTCCGCTGCGGAAACGTTGTCTCGAGAGTCGACGCCGTCCCGTACCGCAGCGGGTCGGGGCACACCCACTCCGCAGCCCACCCGAACCAGCCAGCTCCCCATGCGCTCACCGTCGGCGCGAACCGCAGCAGCCGCGCACCGGCCGTGAGTGTGCGGCCCGCGTGGGTGACCCGCAGGTCCCGCATCGGGGTCTCCGGCGAGGGCAGGCGAAGCGACGCCTGCATCCTGGTCAGGATCGCGTCCCGCTCGAGCGCATCGCCGGCGCGGCCCGTGACGATGACCCGCCGCGCACTGCCCAGCACCGGCGCATCGAACGACCCGTGCGCGAGGGGCCGTTCGGACAGGCTGACCCGCCCGTCGAAGCCCTCCCAACCCTCGAGCGTCCGGAACGTCAGCCGCCCGAGACCGCGGGTGCCGTAGAGCGTCAGACCTTCCCACTCGATCACGCTCTCCGGCAGCGCCATCAGACCCCCGCCTTCGTCATCGCCCACGGCAGGTCATCGGTGGTCAGCGACTGCGCGCCCTCGCGGGTCAGGTTGCCCTGAACGATCACCTGGACCATCGGGCCACCGTTGAGAGCGTCACCAGCCCCGAGCACGGCCCCGTCCGCGAGCGGGAAGTACGCGGCGCCCATGCGCCGGGCGCCCTCCGCCATCAGCGCATGCGAGCGCGCGGACCCGTCGAGCGGTGCGAACAGCTCGTCGCCGTGCGGGCGATCCCCCACGACGCGCCACGTGTTCGGCGGGACGATCCGGGCGACCGACCCGGACATCGGGTTGAGGTTCCCGCGCGCGTTGAACTGCAACAGGTTGCCCGTCGCGTTGCCGAACCCGGGCGCGAGCACCGTGCCGACACCGACCTTCGTGTTGAAGCCGTCGATCGACGAGAGGGTCTGCTTGAGGAGGTCGAGCTTGCGCTGCCCCTCGTCCACCCCGCCGACCGTGACGTACGGGTTCGGCGCCTGGAAACCGATGTTCGTCAGGGTCTGGTTCAGCAGGTCGGACTTCGCCTGCGCGTCGGCGGTCTGCGCGGCAACCTGGGTATCCACCCGCTCGGGGATCAGGCCGTAGGTGGAGATCAGAGTCTCGGCGGCCCCCCGGGTGAGCCCCATCGCCTCAAGCTGCTGGATCAGCGCCTCACGCGACGCGGCGTACTGCGCGTTGAGCTCCTCCTGCCCCTGCCCGGCGAGCTGGCCGGCGGCGGTCTGCGCATCGATCGACTCGGTGACCGCGCGTAGCTGCTCGTCCAGCTCCTTGGACGCGGTGACGGTGCCGTCCTGAGCGTAGGAGAACGCGGACACCAGCGCCGACCCGTCCTTCGCGGACGTGCCGACGCCGTCGATGTCCTCGGCCAGCCGCACCATCGAGTCGTGAAGCGCGGCGTCGTTGAGCAGCGGGGCCGCGAAGTCGTTGAGCGCCCTCTGCGCAGGGTCGATGCCCTGCCGGATGAGCTTGTCCTCGAGCGTGTCGGCGAAGTCCTCCGCGCTCTCGTCGGCGCCCCGCATCTCCGCGGCGAGGTCCCGCATGGACTTCTCGGCGTCGCCGGTGTCGACCCCCGGGATGTTGTCGAGGCCGTTCAGCAGCGACGCCACGCCGTCCACGATGTCCGCCAGGGGGCCGGCGACGAACGTGCCCACGGCCTCGCCGGCGTTCCCGATGCCCTGGACGAACGCACGGCCGGCGTCGAATGCACCGTTCGCGATGTCCAGCAGGAAGCCCATGACGGCCTCGCGGTTCTCGGTGACGAACTCGGCGGCCTCGCCGATCGGCTCACTGAACGCGGCCGCGAGCGCACCCTGGATGCCCTGCGCGGCAACCTCGATGTTCCGCCGCGCCTCCTCGATCTTGCTGGCGTCGTTGGCGTTCAGGGTGTCGAACATCCGCTGCGCGGCGCCCGTGACCCCGTTGAGCTGGTCGACCGCAGTCGTCAGGTCGAGCGCGAACAGCGCGTCGCCGAGGTCCTCCGCCTTCGTGCCGAACAGAGCCACAGCGGCCGCGTTCCGGACCACGGGGTCCTCAGTCTCACGCAGCTTGTCGAGAACGGTCTGCAGCCCTTCGCGGGCGCCCTCGCCGCCGGCCGCGATCTGCGCGGTCATGTCCTTGGCAGAGAGCCCGATCAGCTTGTAGCCCTCAGCGCTAGCCGTCGACGAGTCGGTCGCGCGGATCTGGAACTCCTTGAGCGCGTCCGCGACCACGTCGGAGTTCCGCGCGCCCTCCTTCAAGCCCTGGTTGATGAGGCCGAGCGACTCCTGCCCCGTCAGGCCGAGCTTCGCGAGGACCGTCGGGTACTCCGTGAACGTGTCCAGGAGATCCTCGCTGGCGTTCGCACCCTCACGCTGACCCGCGGCGAGGATGTCGAACGCCTCGTCGGCCGACTTCGCCAGCCCGGTGCGCAGCAGCTGCGTGACGGCGACCGACACCGGGCGGACGTCCTCCTCGAGCACGTCCGAGATCCCCGCGAGCGAGGACACCACCTTCTGCGCGTCGCGGGACGTCGCAGCCGGGTCGAGGAGACCCTGCTGCAGCGCGATCCGCGCGGTGTCCATGTTTGCCTCGATGGAATCACCGAACACGTTCGCGTAGGCCTCGCCGGACGCGCGGGCGATCCGGGCAGCAGACGCCTCGTCGATCCCGGTGAGTGCCTGCAGGCGGTCCTGGCGGACCTCGACCTGCAGGCCGTCGGTGATGCCGTCGGCCACGGCCTTGCCGATCGCGACCCCGGCAAGGAGGATGCCGCCGGCGATCGGGATCGCCTTGAGCGCGTCGCTGATGCCGTCGCCCAGGCCCTCACCCGCCCGGGCGCCGCCTTCGGCACCGGCCTCGCCAGCCTCGTCCGCGAGCTCACCAAGAGCGGCCTCGGCGGGCGCGGTGTTGGCGTCGACAACCATCGTCTCCCGCGCCGCCACCAGGGCGTCGCGGCGACGGGTGATCTGCTTCAGCGCAGACTCGGCCTTCTTGATGTCGGCCGTAACTTCCATGGTGCCCTCGACCGAGCGCAGGTAGTCGAGTCGCTCCTGCACCTTCGTCAGGCTGGTCTCGGCGCGGTCGATGTTCGCGTCGACCGTGGCGACCGTCTTCGCCGAGACGATCTTCTTCGCCTCGGCCTCGACACGGTCCATCGAGTCGAGCGCGCCCTTGGCGTCACCGTCGACCGTCTGCTTGACCGGGGTCTTCTCGATCTTCTTGGCGCGGTTCTCGACGCTCTTCGCCGCGTCGTCGACCGGCTTCGTGTTGGCCGTGAAGAGGACCTCGAGCTCGGTCACCGTCGCCTTGGTCGCCACGCGTGATCACCCCTTGTCGATGGTGAGGACCCGCCGAAGCCTGGACTCGGGCATGTCGAGGAGGGCGAAGAGCATGGTCCGGACCCCGGGCCACGGGCGGTCCAGCACCGCCGGGTCGTACAGATCGACGCCGAAGTGCTGCGCCAGGTCAGCAACGACGACGCGCCAGTGCGTGACGATCGCCAGCAGCGACCCGTCGACCTCCGGGGCCTTCACCTCAGCCGCGACGGGCGCCGGGCGCATCGCCTCGGGAACGGGCCGGTAGTCCGGGTACCAGCCGTCCGCGTCAGGCTCACCGATGCCGTAGGGCGCCCAGTCCTCGGCGGTGATCAGCCTTTTGGGGCGTCCGGTTCACCGGCCCCCTCGGCCACGGCCGGCGTCCACATGAGCTTGGCCAGCGCGTCCGCGTAGGCCTTGCCGCGCGCCCAGTAGAAGACCGCGTAGTAGGCCATCCGGTCGACGACGACCTGCGGTGTGCCGGCAGCGGCGAGCTGGTCGTACACGGGGCCGAGCGCGGGGTGCTCGTCCGGGCTCATGTCGTCGAGCACCGCCTGGACCTCGGGCGGCACCTCGCCCTGGACGACCAGGCCGAGGTTGACCTCGGCCCGCACGGCGGCTGCGAGCACCTGCCGCATCGCCCTGACGCTCGGGGGAGGCACCGTGTAGGTACGCCCCCCGAGCGTCAGGGTGAGCCCGTCGACCGCGGCCCACTCCTCGAAGTCGACAGCGGACATCGGCTCAGACCGTGCGGGTGTACGCAACGGCGTTCGACTCGCCGCCGGGGGTGGTGACGGTGACGTTCACCGAGCCGGCGCTGCCGGTCGGCAGCGAGGCGATGATCGTCGCGCCGTTCGCCACCACGAAGTCCGTGGCAGGGCTCGCGCCGAACTCGACGGCGGTCGCACCGAGGAAGCCCGTGCCGGTCAGCGTGACCAGGTCACCGACGCCTTCGCCCTCGGGCGTGACCGACGCGAGGACGGGCTGGGTGACGTCCCACCCGGCGAACGGGTTCGCAATCGACTCGAACGGGCCCTGGCCGGTGAGGGTCACGTTGAACACCTCGATCTCGGCGTTGCCCGTGTTCTGCCGCGTGATCTCGACGCGGCAGGTCGCCCGGCCGGCGTCGGTGGGGTTCGGGGTGCCGATCTCCGGCTTGTGGTACCAGCGGATGTCGACGACCGCACCGTCCACGGTGGCCTTCGCCGCGGCCAGCAGCGCCTCGACCTCGGGCAGGTACAGACCCGTGGTCAGCGACCGGTTGCCCTGGACGGTGAACGACGTCGCGAACGACCGCGCCGTGACCGCCTCGTTGGTCGCACCGAGGTCGTCGTACGTCGCCTGGTCCTGCGTGGTCGCCGGGTAGGACGGCGCCCACGCGCTGATCCGCCGGATCGGCTGCCAGGACGGCGACCCGGCGGTGCCGAGGTTGATGTCCAGCCCGTACTCGAAGGACTTGCCGAGCGTGGTGCCGGCGGGAAGGGGAACGACGCTCATGACTGCTCCTCGGTGTTGTCGGCGTCAGGGGTGTCCAGCGGCACCGAGTCGGGGCCGTAGGCGGTCGCCGGGAGGTCCGGCAGGGCTGCCGGGTCGGCAGCCGGGTCGTGCGCCCGCTCGACGAGCAGGGGTGTGAGGGTCGAACCCCCTGGGGCGACCTCGACCGAGAGGCCGGCGCGTCTCGCGGTCTCGCGGAGGAGCGCGTCGGATCGGGCTCGGGCGGCTCGTGAGTTCGGGATGTGGACCTCGCCCTTCGGTGCGGGCATCCCGGCCTCGCGGTAGCGGTCAGCGGTCGACTTCACGTGCCCACCTCCGGGTTGTCCAGGAAGAGCTGGTAGTTCTCCGACCGCTCCTCGCGGCCGTTCGTGTCCGCGCCCAGAGGGCCGAACGTGCCGCGCTGGATCCACGAGATCCCTCGGACGCGGGACCGGCCCTGCAGCAGTGCGAACGCGAAGCCCGCGATGCGGTCGGCGTCGTCCAGGTCGTTGCGCGCGCCCCGGATCCGCAGCTGCACGTCCCGCACCGGCTGGTACACCAGCGGGTCGTCGGTGCCGCCGTAGACCCGCACGCCGATCGCGCGGTCGGGGGTCTCGGGGATGTCTCCGTAGAAGATCCCGACCATCCCGGCCGGTGTCCCGGTCGTCGTAGACCAGTGCCACCCGGGGACCTCGCCGAGCATCTCGCACAGCGCGAGCGTCAGGGCTGCGTCGTCCATCACCGCAGCCTCGCGATGACGCCGGAGATGATCTCGGCCTCGACACCCACCTCGTCGACCGCACGCTCGAGGTACTTCGCCTCGCCCTCGTCGTGCTGGTAGTCCAGGCGCTCGTGCTGAAGCCACGCGTGCGGCGAGCGGAACACCACTCGCACGGTCACGTCGTCGACGAGTACCCGACCGGAGCGGCGCAGGCCGCCGGATTCCTTCGGCGCCTTCTCTTTCGCGACCTTCAGGACGTCCTTGGCGGTGTCGCGCAGCGCCTCGCGGGCGGCCTTCTCGATCTCGGTCAGCTTCGCGTTGTTCTGCTTCACCACGATCGGGCCTCCTACTCCAGTCGCAGCAGCAGGTGCGGATCCAGTGGCGGGTCGTGCGGGTTCACGGCTGCGCTGAGCACCCGCGCCTCGCGCTCGTAGGGCAGCCCGGGCCACACGGTGACCAGCGACCCCAGCGGGACGTGCTCCGGCAGGGCGAGGGTGACCCGCGTGGACGAGACGACCTCGCGGCCGTCGGCATCCCTCACGAGCGTCTGCTCGTCGATGACCTCGGCCGCGACGGTACGAGGCGGACCGTAGGTCGAGCCCATGCCGCCCCCGCCGGTCCGGTTCCGAACTCTTACGGCGTGGGGGTAGAAGAACGCGCCCCAGGTCACGGGTACTCCTCCGGCGGCCAGATGCGGCTCGCGACCGTCGAGACGGGGAAGTGCCCGATGGGCGCCCCTGCCGCCGCAACTGTGCCGCACAGCGCCCGCAGCGCGGACCGGTCGTCCGCGGTGAACGCCGACGAGTAGTCGGCCCACGTAACGCTCGTGCCGTTGCGGGACTGCGACCGCATCCGCCCCGTGCCAGCGGCCGGAAGATCCTTCGCCACCCCCCTGAGGATCGCGATCGCGTCCAGCCGGGGCTCGCCGGTCAGGGAGTCGAGGCAGGGGGCGATGGAGCGCGCCGCAGCGATCAGGCGCCGCGCCACGTCCTCGTCCAGGCCGGGAAGGTCGGTCGGTCCGATCATCTCCACCGCCCCCTGTCGACTACTTGGACTTCTCGATCAGGCCCACCGCGAGGGCGTGCTTGATCGACTCGTCGGTGAACACGTCGGACGGGACGACGGCCCCGCGGTACAGGTACCGCTCGGCCTTGTCCTTGGTGCGGAGCACGACCGCGGCGCCGGTGACCACGTAGCCCTTCGACGTCGCGCTCGCCCGGGTCCTCGGCTCGGACTTGCCGGCCTTGGCCTCCTCGGCCGCCTTGGCCTCGGCGTCGGCCCTGGCCTTCTCCTCGGCGGCGCGCTGCTCCTCCGCGGCCTTGGCCTCGGCAGCGGCCTTCTCGTCCGCGGCCTTCTGCGCCGCGGTCTCCTCGGCCGCCATCAGAGGCCCGTGTTCGTGATCTGGACGCCGGCGAGCGGCTCGGTCACGACCGGGACCGTGACACGACGGCCACGGATGGTCCACGAGTCGTCGTCGTCGGAACGGATCGTCTTGGACTCCACGTTGAAGGTGCCCTCGCCCGCGCCGGCGTAGCCGGGGCCGCCGAGCTGCTCGTCGGCCATGCCGCCGAGCTGCTCGCGGTCCACGAGCAGCGGGTTGCTGCCCGTGTAGTGCGGCGACACGGCCCACGTCAGGCCGAGGGCGTCGACCGGGAGGTTGCCGGCCAGGGCCGGGTTGCCGACCTCGCGCGGCAGCGCCTTGTCGTCGATCAGCATGCCGATGACCTTGGCGTACTGCGACGGCTTGAGGACGACCGTCGACAGGTCCAGGCCGAGGCCCAGGTCCGCGCGGGTCTGCTGGATCGACAGCAGCGCCTCGATGGCCTTGCCCGCGGTCGTCCAGGTGGACGGCGAGGCGAACGTGGACGACACGCGCGACGCGATGACAGCCATCGCCACCGAGTCGACGTTCCGCACGATCGTGTTCCCGAGCCGGATGAGGCCCCTGTTGACGTAGGAGAGGCCCTGGCGGGCGATCTTCTCGTCCGAGATCACCGAGTCCAGGCCCCACTTGACCGTGCGGGCCGCGACGACCTCGCCCGACTCGAGGACGACCTTCGGGTACTCGCCGAGCGGGGCGATCTTCTCGGGGTCGTCCGAGGCGAACGCCTCCTCGCCGGTCTCGTAGAAGATGCCGCCGCCGGCCGCGTTGAAGCGACCCGACAGCAGGAAGTCCGCGATGAACTTCATCTGCGTCAGGTCGTGCAGGCGCTTCGCGATGACGGTCGGGTTGCCGAGGAGCAGGTGCAGCTCCGCGGTGGTGAGCGTCCCCTCCGCGTGCTTCACCGGGTAGGTGTACGAGGCCATCTCATCCTCCTCAGATGAACAGGACGTCGATGACGTCGTTGTCGGCGGCCGCGGCGGTGAGCGCGAGGCCGATGGGGTTGGTCGTCGACCCGACGGTCTGGACCTTGCCCGCCGCAGCGGACGAGACCTTCACTCCCGCGGCGATCGCCCCGGACGCGACGAGCTTGTGCACGCCGCCGGCGCGGGTGAAGACGGGGACGTCCTCACCGATCGCGGCGTCGTAGCCCGCGACACCCACGACGGCGGCCGAGTCGGCGCCGGCGGGACCCACGGTGCGGTCGCCGGTCGAGGCGACGAGGCGGCCACCGGTGACAGCGGCGGACGCGGAGAACGTCACCGCCTCGCCCGGCTTGAACTTGGGCAGGTAGTCGGCCATGTCAGGCCCCCTCGACGGTCGTGGTCCAGCCGGCCTTCGCGGCGAGCTGGTCCTCGGTGGACTTGGAGTCGTCCGCGTGGCCGAGCTCGGCCACCGGCACGGTGTTCTTCGGCATGGACTCGAGCAGCGCCTTGGTGCCGTCCTCGTCCTTGTCGAGCTGGGCGCGCCACGTCTCGCGGGACGCCGGGGCGATCCGGCCGTCGCCGAGCGCGGCCGCGACGATGCCGTCGCGGCGCTGGGCGTCGAGCGTCTCAGCGGCCTTCCGGCCAGCGGCGGCGTCCGCGACGAGCTGCTCGTGGACGGCCTTGTCGACGACGAGCGCGCCGTCGGGGAGGTTGTGGGTCAGGTCCACGACCACGGTGCCCGCGGAGGTGGTGCCGTCGGCCTGCTCCGCGAGGGCCTCGTCGAGCGCCGCGAGCAGCGTCTCGTCCGTGGCGTCGGCATCGGTCACGCCGAGCCGCTCGCGAAGGCCAGCCTTGAAGTCGCCGCTCATGGCGGGATCCTTCCGGTTGGGTTCACCCGGCTCGGACGAGACCGGGGGCTTGGGGTTGCGGCTGTACGCCGCGATCTGGGTGAGGAAGGCGGAGTCGTCGACGTCGTCGTCGAGCGGGACCACGACGATCTCCGGCTCGTCCTCGCCGACGGTCTCGGCCTCGCCGGCATCGGGGATCACGGCGACGCGGTCAGCCAGGCCCAGCTCGACGGCCTCGGCCGCGGTGAGCCACGTCTCCTCGGCGAGCAGCGCCGCCCAGTCCTTCTCGCCAGCCTTGGCGGTGTAGATCTCAGTGATCGCCGCCTCGAAGCTGTCGAGCGTGTCGGCGGCCTTGCGCATCTCGACCGCGTTGCCCCAGACGATCGTGGACGGCGAGTGGATCATCATCTGGGTGCCAGGGCTCATGACGGCCTCGTCGCATCCGGCTGCGATGACCGACGCCGCCGAGGCGGCCATCCCGTCGACGACCGCGGTCACGCCAGCCTTGTGGGCTCGCAGCATGTTCAGGATCGCGACGGCCTCGGTGACCTCACCGCCGGGGGAGTTGATACGGAGGAGCACCTGCGTCACCGAGTCCGGCAGGGCGTCGAGGACTTGCCCGACGTCCTTCGTGGAGATCCCCCAGTACCCGCCGTAGGAGTCGATCGGGCCGTACATGCGGATCGTGGCGACCGTGCCCTCGCCGGACGGTGCCGGCGTGGTGATCGCGTCGAAGAACTCCGCCTTTGTCTTCGGCAGGGGCTTGCTGCCCCAGAACCGGTTCGCGCGCTTGGCGTCGGTCATGCCGCCTCCTCATGCGTGGAGGGCTGACCGCCCTCGTCGTAGAACTCGTCCATGGCCTGCGCGATCGCCGATGC